GTCTTCAAGGATTAATTGGTCCTGTTGCTGGTATTAATAAGCAGATTATATTCAATAATAATAATGTATCTGCTGGCGCGACTAATTTTGTATATGATGCAGTAACTCAAAGTGTTGGTATTGGAACCATAAATCCTGCATCTGGAATTAAACTTGATGTTGTTGGTGGAGAAATCAAGGCAGGTAGAGTTGATACATCTAATGAAGGTGGTCAGTTAAGTTTTGGTAGAGCAACTGATAATGCAACTGCTTGGTATATTGATGTTTATGGAAATACTTCAACACCAAATCTTCGTTTTGTTGATGTTAGTAATTCAGCAGTAAGAGCACAAATTGATGGTTCTGGAAACTTTGTTTTTGAGAGTCCTATTGAATTAAATTCTACATTAAGGGACATCTATAATAATGTAGGTGCTGCTGGTTCTATCTTAGTCTCAACTGGTGCTGGTGTTTCTTGGACTGCACCTTCTGCTGCTGGAACACAAGGTCTTCAAGGCACTCAAGGAACACAAGGTACTCAAGGTCTTCAGGGTACTCAAGGAACTCAGGGAACTCAGGGTATTCAAGGTCTCCAGGGAACACAAGGTCTCCAAGGTACTCAAGGTACTCAAGGTCTTCAGGGTACTCAAGGTCTTCAGGGTACTCAAGGTCGTCAAGGAACTCAAGGTCTTCAGGGTACTCAGGGAACTCAAGGTCTTCAGGGCACTCAAGGAACTCAAGGAACTCAAGGTCTTCAGGGCACCCAAGGAACACAGGGCACTCAAGGAACTCAGGGTACAGTAGGTTCACAAGGAACTCAGGGTCAGCAGGGTACTCAAGGAACTCAAGGCACTCAAGGCACTCAAGGTACAGTAGGTTCACAAGGTACTCAGGGACTTCAGGGTACAGTAGGTTCACAAGGAACTCAAGGTCTTCAAGGTCGTCAGGGTACTCAGGGACAGCAGGGTACTCAAGGAACTCAGGGTCAGCAGGGAACTCAAGGTACTCAAGGTACAGTAGGTTCACAAGGAACTCAGGGACTACAAGGTCTTCAAGGTCAAACAGGTCCAGTAGCAGGATCTGCAAATCAAATTGTATATAAAGATGGTTCTAACAATCCTACTGGTTCTGGTAATTTAACTTTTGATGGTGCTAATCTTTATGTTGGTGGTAATGTAACAATTGGAGGAACATCAGTTCTTATTGCTGCATCAACTTTAACTGTTAGAGACAAAGATATTATTGTTGGTTTAGCGACTACTGCTGGTGGTGTAGTTATTTCTAATGATACGACAGCAAATCACGGTGGTATTGCAGTTGCATCTACGGTAGGAAGTCCATTATTTGATATTAATGCCGGTGTTGGTACTGATGATATTCCATCCACATATAAACAAATTATGTGGATTAAGTCTGGTACTTTTACCGGACTGAATACTGATGCCTGGTTATTTAATTATGGTGTAGGTATTGGTACTAATCAAGTCCCTAATGGCGTAAGACTTGCTGCTGGTGGTATGCAGGTTACTGATAGTACAATTACTTCTCCACAACTTAGAATTACTGGTTTATCAACATTTGTACAGACCGTAGAACTTGATTCTGGATTAAGAGATTTTTATGGAAATGTAGGTGCTGGTGGTTCTGTATTAATTTCTACTGGTGCGGGAGTTAGTTGGACAACTTCATTTGCTGCTGGATTGCAAGGTCTTCAGGGTACTCAAGGAGCACAAGGAACTCAAGGTACAGTTGGTTCACAAGGAACTCAGGGACTTCAGGGTCTACAAGGTACAGTTGGTTCACAAGGAACTCAGGGACTTCAGGGTACAGTTGGTTCCCAAGGTACAGTAGGTTCACAAGGTACGGTAGGTTCACAAGGTACGGTAGGTTCACAAGGAACTCAAGGTCTTCAAGGTCTTCAAGGTCTTCAGGGGACACAAGGTACAGTAGGTTCACAAGGTACGGTAGGTTCACAAGGAACTCAAGGTCTTCAAGGTCTTCAAGGTCGTCAAGGTCTTCAGGGGACACAAGGTACGGTAGGTTCACAAGGTACAGTTGGTTCACAAGGTACGGTAGGTTCACAAGGAACTCAAGGTCTTCAGGGGACACAAGGTACAGTAGGTTCACAAGGTACGGTAGGTTCACAAGGTACAGTAGGTTCACAAGGAACTCAAGGTCTTCAAGGTCGTCAGGGTCTTCAGGGGACTCAAGGTACGGTAGGTTCACAAGGTACGGTAGGTTCACAAGGTACGGTAGGTTCACAAGGAACTCAAGGTACAGTAGGTTCGCAAGGAACTCAAGGTCTTCAGGGGACTCAAGGTACAGTAGGTTCACAAGGTACGGTAGGTTCACAAGGTACAGTTGGTTCACAAGGAACTCAAGGTCTTCAAGGTCTTCAAGGTCTTCAAGGTCTTCAGGGGACACAAGGTACGGTAGGTTCACAAGGTACAGTTGGTTCACAAGGAACTCAAGGTCTTCAGGGTACTGCTGGAGGAACAGGAGGTACAGGTACTCAAGGGGCGCAAGGAACTCAAGGTACAGTTGGTTCTCAAGGAACTCAAGGTCTTCAAGGTCAAACAGGTCCAGTAGCAGGATCTGCAAATCAAATTGTATATAAAGACAGTTCTAATAATCCAACAGGTTCTTCATCACTAACATATACAACACCAGTATCTGGAGTTGGTACTGTTGGAATAGGAACAATTATTGATATTGTTCATTATGATACTCTAAACTCGGGCACCTTATCTTGGGAAGGTTCTGCTGGTCAGTTGTTTAGTATTACAAATAACCTTACATCAGGTTCTATTTTCTCCGTTAATGATGTTTCCGGTATCCCAAGTATTGATGTAGATGCGAATGGAACGATACAACTTGCTCCTTATGGTGGTAATATTGGAGTCGGAACCACAAACCCAACACAAAAATTAGACGTTACTGGAAACATAAGACTTCGTTCTGGTCTTTATGACGTAAACAACCAAGTAGGTGCTGCAACTTCTGTATTACTTTCTACAGGTTCTGGTGTTAGGTGGGAGGCAATTGCAACTGCAGCACTTCAAGGTGTTCAAGGTCTTCAAGGTCTTCAAGGTCTTCAAGGTCTTCAAGGTCTTCAAGGTCGTCAGGGTCTTCAGGGGACTCAAGGTACGGTAGGTTCACAAGGTACAGTAGGTTCACAAGGTACGGTAGGTTCACAAGGAACTCAAGGTCTTCAAGGTCTTCAAGGTCTTCAAGGTCGTCAGGGTCTTCAGGGGACTCAAGGTACGGTAGGTTCACAAGGTACAGTAGGTTCACAAGGTACAGTAGGTTCACAAGGTACAGTTGGTTCACAAGGAACTCAAGGTCTTCAAGGTCTTCAAGGTCGTCAAGGTCTTCAGGGGACACAAGGTACAGTAGGTTCACAAGGTACGGTAGGTTCACAAGGAACTCAAGGTCTTCAAGGATCGGCAGGACCATCAACAACTATTAATGCTACAGACACAACAACAAATGCGACATTTTATCCAGTATTTGTTGCTGCTGCAGGATCAAACCAAACCGCAAGTGTAAGAACTACAGCAACGGCATTTACATTTAATGCAAGCACTGGTGACTTAACAGTTGGTGGATCAATAACTGCAAACTCTGATGAAAGACTAAAAACTAATATTCATACAATTGAAAATGCACTTGAAAAAGTTATTAATCTTAGAGGTGTAGAATATGATCGTATTGATACTAACGTTCACACCATAGGTTTGATTGCACAAGAGTTGGAAACAGTATATCCAGACCTCGTTATAGAAAGTAATGGATACAAATCAGTTGCTTATGGAAATCTTGTTGGATTACTCATAGAAGCAATTAAAGAACAACAAGTTCAAATTCAAAATTTATACAGCATTATAAATAGAAACAAATCAACTTAATGAATTATGTCATCAGTAGTAATAGGAGCTAATGGAGGAGCTTTTGTTGGTTGTAGTACTGCAATTGATGCCAATCAAACTCTCACTACAACCTATAATTGGATGACAATAGGTCCTACAACTATAAATAGTGGTGTCACAGTCACTATAAATACTGGTGCTCGTTGGGTTATTGTTTAATTGAGGAATTATGATTAATACAAGAATAATTTATCCAAATGATGAAGGTGGAGTTTCTGTAATAATTCCTACTATGGAATGTCTCTCACTTGAAAAATTAATTGAAAGTGTACCAGAAGGAAAACCATATCAAGTTGTTGATATTTCGGAAATTCCTAATGATAGAACTTACAGAAATGCTTGGACTTATGAGGAGGTTTGAAAATGCCTATTGGAATTAATATAGATAAAGCAAAAGAAATTCACAAAGATAAAATTCGTGAAGTAAGAAATCCTTTACTTGAGCAAAAGGATGTGGAGTTTATGAAGGCACTTGAAGTAGGAAATTCTACTAAAGTTGCAGAAGTTACTACAGAAAAACAAGCACTTCGTGATGCAACCGCAATTATTGATGATGTAATTCCAACAGCAACTGATGTTCTTGGAGTGACTGAAGAACTCAAGCAAGTTTGGAATGAAAATGTTTTAGGTCCAAATCCACTGGTATAAACTATGAGTACTTTAAGTGTAGGTACAATTCAAAGTAACACTACTTCTCCACCAACTATCAATAATAGTGCTGGAACTCAAATTGGAACTTTTTGTAGATCCTGGGTGAACTTTAATGGTAGTGGAGTTGTTGCTACTCGTGCTTCTTTTAATGTACTTAGTATTACTGATAATGGGACTGGAGACTATACGGTGAACTTTACGACTGCGATGCCCGATGCGAATTACTCGGCAGTATTTTCTGCGAACTATGAATCTACATCAGCGAATCTCTATTACGGATTAACTGCTTCACGACTCTTAGCATCAGGTAGTTGTCGTTTTGTCACTGGTCCAGAGGGCACCACCAACGCCAGATGGGTTGCGGACGACTACGCCACTGTGAATGCCGCCATCTTCAGATAAGAACCCCCCATAAAAATCATCATATACCTCACAAAATCTCCACATTTCCAGAAACAGTAATTTATCCACCACCACAAAATGGCAATCACAGTTTCAGGACCAACTATAATTTTTGATGATACTAGTGTTGCACAAGCAAGTCTTTATAATGAAACTTTTGGTACTGGAGTTTTTCCTGAAGGTGGCACAAGTCTCACTATTTCAGGAGGAACAGCATTTTCAAGTGCTACTGGTGGTAAAGGAAATGTAGCAACTGTTGTGGGTGTAAAAACAGATGCTTCTGTGATACTTGAAACACCTCAAAGTGGAAGTGTAACTGTAAATCCAATTGTATCTGGAGTTTATGTTTTTGCTATTGGAGGTGGAGGAGGTGGTGGTGGATTCTCCGGTCCTTTAACACGTGTTACTGGAACAGCTGGAACTCCTTCGTTTTTTTCTACTGTTGTTGGAGGTGGAGGAGTTGGAGGTTCTCCAGCTGGGTCTACGACTGCGGGGGCTGGTGGACCTGCAACTGGAGGAACAACAAATACACCAGGAAGTGCCGGTGGTGCGGGTGGTAACAATGTAATTGTTCCGTCTGTTCCAACTGCTACTGGTGGTGCTGCTGGAGGATTTCCAAATGGAATATCCGGAGCAGGAGGAGCAGCTGCTCTAGCAGCTGCTCTTTCGTCTATACCTGGAGGTCCTGGAAGTCCCTTTGGTGGTGGAGGTGGTGGTGCTAGTTCTGGAGCAGTCCTCCTCGGCGCCGTCGCCGCCGGTGGAGGTGGTGGAGGACTTGCAATTCATTCAAGACTTACTATAACTGGAGGTTCTCCATATTCATATCAAGTGGGTGCTGGCGGTGGTGCTGGTACTGGCACTGGTGGTCCTGGAGGGATTGGATATTTAAAATTTGTTTTATATGATTGATTCAAAATAAATAGTTCAAATGATTTGATTTTTTATGGCATTTCAGACATTATGGTATGATACTAATCTACCTGAAGATATTATAAGTATTTTAGAAAAAGATTTAAAAGTCTTTGAAAATAATTTTGGGGATTCTGTGATTGGATATGGTGGTCAGGGAGAAGTAAATAAGGGCATTAGAAATAGTAAAAATGTATGGATTCCTACTACACACTGGATTGGTGGATTTCTTTGGCATTATGCCACAAGAGCAAATAGAGAAAATTTTCTTTATGATTTAACTTGTATTGATGGGGAGAATTTACAATATACAAGATACTCAGAAGGTGAATTTTATAATTGGCATACTGATGCAGGTATAGATGTTTCTTACAAACCACAAAATATTACAACTTCTGGTGTTAATGACCCACAAGATTTTATTGCAACAAATGTAGAATATGTAAGAAAACTTTCTTTTAGTTTACAACTTTCAAATTTTGATGAATATACTGGAGGTGAAGTCCAGTTTCTTGATAATTCTGGGAAACCTTATTTTATGCCAAAGCAAAAAGGGACTATTGCATTTTTTGATTCAAGAACACCACATAGAGTAAAGAAAGTAAAATCTGGTGTCAGAAAATCTTTAGTTGGGTGGATTATTGGTCCAAGATTTCGCTAAACAACAACAAAAATGAGGAGATTTTATGATGGAAAGACAATATCCACAAAAACAAACCTTACCAACCTATCAAATGACTAATCATCAGTCATTTGAAAAAAATGGATATCTTTTTGTTCCAGGTATGGTAACAAATCCAGAAATGATTTTTTCACCAGTTCCAGAAGAAAGAGGGCAAATTAATTATTTTGGAAAAAATAAATCTAATTATGAACCAGAAGAAAAACAAGTTCAAGGTTCATTATCAAGATATAATTTTCCTCCATATAAAGAACTTCATTATCTTGTCAAAAAAGAAGTAGAAGATACTTTAGGTATTGATTTATATCCTACTTATTATTTTGATAGATTTTATTTTACTGGACAAGGATTGAAAAGACATAGTGATAGACCTTCCTGTGAAGTGAGTGTTACTCTTCAAATCAGTACAAATAGAAAAGAACCTTGGCCTATTTGGTTTGAGACACCCAATAGTAATGAAAGCTTTGTAAATATGAAAAATGGTGATGCAGTCATTTACAAAGGATGTGAAAGAGAGCACTGGAGGTATCCTTTAGAATCAAAATATAATAAAATTCAAAGAGTGTTTAAAAAAGATGATACATACCATCATCAAATCTTTTTTCATTATGTGAATGCAAATGGACCTTATCTTCCCTTTGCTTTTGATAGAACTTGATAAATAACTAAAAAGATTATAAAAATATGAGTACTTTAGCTGTAAATAAAGCAACTGATGTAGTAGGGACTTCTTTTTATGAATTAATGAGACTTGAAACAGCAAAATCTGCTACAGGCACCTCAGTTGAATACGCAAGTATTCCAAGTTGGGTAAAGCGAATTACGGTGATGCTTGCTGGAGTCAGCACTAGTGGCAGTAGTTTTATACAAATTCGCCTAATTGTCGGAGGAAGTGTTGTTAGTACAGGTTACCTTGGCACTGGTGGGGGTGGGGCTTTTACTACTGGATTTACGGATACAGTCTCCGCCGCCGCCGCTGTTCGCCATGGTCACTTGGTGCTGACGCAATTTTCCTCAACCCAATGGATTGGAAGCGGAAATATTGCGCGTTCTGACATAAGCAACATGAATACCATAGCTGGTTCAGTTACTATTTCTGGCACTGTCACAGGAATCCGAGTCACCACCGTGAACGGCACAGACACCTTTGACGCCGGTAACATCAACGTCATATTAGAAGGATATAACGTATAAGCACTTGTATAATTTTTGATTTTGATGTAAAATAGATACATAAGATAAATTAGAATGGTTATATGAACTTTGTAAAACTTGCTCTTGATAATGGTGGGTCAATACATCCCCTGATTCTTCCACATGAAGAACTCAAAGGACCATCAATTACAAATCCTTCGGTTTATAATGATAATGGTAGAATTCTAGTCAATCTAAGAAATATAAACTATACTCTTTATCATTCGGAAAAAAAGATTTATGAAAACCAGTGGGGACCACTAGTTTATATTCATCCAGAGAACGATTGGAGACTTCGCACTTGGAACATTATGTGCGAGATGAATGATGATATGAGTATTAAATCTTATCATCATATTGATACTTCAAAATTCCCAGATAAAGAACTGTGGGAATTTGTGGGACTAGAAGATTGTCGTATTGTTCGCTGGAACGATAAACTTTATGTAACAGGAGTGCGAAGAGACTTAGATACGATTGGAACTGGTCGTATGGAACTTTCGGAGATTGAAATTACTGAAAGTGGAGTTAAAGAAATCAGCCAGCGTCGTATTCCTGCTCCTCCACCAGATGAAGAATATTGTAATAAGAACTGGATGCCAATTCTGGATATGCCATATCATTATGTGAAATGGACGAATGGTACAGAAGTTGTTAAGTACAATCCAGAAAAAGGGACAACTGAAACTGTTGTAAGAAAAGACTGGAAGAATTTTGGAACGATTGACCTTCGTGGTGGTTCTCAGGTTATTCCTGTTGGTGAGTATCGTATGTGCCTGACACACGAAACTTATATGACTCAAAGTGCCGCCGGAAGAAAAGATGGTGTGTATCGTCACCGTTTTGTGGTCTGGGACAAGGACTGGAACATCGTTAAAGTATCAAGGCAGTTTTCTTTTATGAATGCCGAGATTGAATTTGCCGTAGGTATGGTAGAATACAAAGGTGATTATTTGATTACTTTTGGATTTCAAGATAATGCGGCATATTTGGTAAGAGCTTCTAAAGAATTTGTGTTGGACTTTATTGGTCTTGAAACTGTATCTGAACCACAACCGGAAGCATTCCCATCATTCACTGGTTATCCTACAGAATCATTAGAAGGTCATATCTATTATACAAATGAGGAATGGACTTTACGACCATTTTATGTGAATATTATTGAGTTTCTTAAAGAGAAGAAAATCAAATCTGTTCTTGATGTGGGTGGATGTACTGGTGAAGTTCCCAAAATTATGTTCTCAAAAATTCCATCTCTTGATACTGCACTAATTCTTGAACCAGTTCCTGTGAATTTTAACTTCATTCAAGAAAGATTTAAGAACGAGTATCGTATTAAAGTTATCAATAAGGCACTATATTACGGACAAGATTTCATTTTACTTGGTCAATCTGATGGTAATGTGGGTGGATATAATATGCACTCCAATAATCACACGATTCAGTTTAATGATATTCCTACTATAACTTTGGAAAATCTTCCCAAATATGATTTTCTGAAGATTGATATTGAAGGTGCAGAAAAAAATATTCTTGAAAATGCAACTTGTTTTGCGGACTTCAAGTATATTGCAATTGAATTTCACGATGAACTGGGAACTATTTGGCCTGAATTGGTTGAGAAATATATTCCCACTCATAAGATTGCGGTGGATGGTAGATTGTATGAAAATTCAGAATCGGTATTGCTTGAGTTAAAATGATGGAACATATTTGTGGAAGTGATAATTTCGGTGAAGGTTGGTTTTCTTATCCCAATCTTTACTCTAGAATTGTGAAACGATTTCCTTCGGGTAGTCGTTTTGTGGAAGTTGGTTGTTGGAAAGGTAAATCAGCAGCATATATGTGTGTTGAGATTGCCAACTCCAATAAGGATATTGAGTTCTTCTGTGTAGATACTTGGGAAGGAAGTGTTGAGCACGAAGGAATGGAAGAGTTATCTAAACTCTATGATATCTTTATTGACAATATGAGACCTGTTGGTGAATATTATTTTCCACTTAAGATGACTTCTCTTGAGGCAGTCAAAAAATTCAAGGATGAATCTTTGGATTTTGTTTTTATTGACGCTTCTCATGAGTATGAGGATGTCCGAGATGATATTATTGCCTGGTATCCTAAAGTAAAATCAGGTGGAATAATTGCAGGGCACGATTATTATCACGATGAATACGATTGGTTTCCTGGTGTCAAACGAGCAGTAAATGAATTACTGACTGGATTTACGCCAGATGAAAAGTGTTGGATTTATTACAAACCAGATAAATCTAAACTTAATAATCTACCCCCAGTTCATTATATTAGTGTTGATTACTGTACCGAAAGAAGAGAAAAGTTACATCAAAAGTTCTCTGAGGTTGGTGTTGATCGTATCACACCTCATATTTTTTATAAGTATGATGATACTCAACACGAAATTATATCTGAATACGTTGACCGTTTGACTATTGGAAGTAGAGGTCCTGTCACATCGCATCTTAAGGCAATCAAAGAATGGTATGATAATACTACTGAAGAGGTTGCATTTTTCTGTGAAGATGATTTGAGTATGGAACTGGTTCAGTACTGGAACTTTACTTGGGATGATTTTTACAATAGTCTTCCTGATGACTGGGAGATTGTTCAACTTGCCTGGTTGCGTGAAGAAGAATTTGATAGATTTAAAATTGGATTCCGCAATCGTTGTTGGTGTGATTGGTCTGGTTGTGCTTATCTTATTAAACGAGAATTTGCCAAAAAACTAATTGATACATATTATTATGATGGTAAGTTTCATTTAGATGTACAGGGTGCCGACATTTATCTCAGAGAGGACTGGGCTAAGGTTCCCGTGATTGAAACCATTATCTTCTCTCCATTAGGTAAAGTTTATGGTGCTCCTTTATTTACTGAAGACCTGAGTTTTATGCCTTCGTACCTTGACCCGAATACGGAAGAAGGGAAGAAGCAACCAGTTAATTCATACCATCATCAATCCTATCAAGATAATTTAAATTGGTGGAGAAATATTGGTTCTATTCTTACGATTGAAGAATTTATGAGAGAATGACTAAAATGAACAAAATTACTACGCACATAAAATAATGAAAAAGAACAAACTTGAAAATTTTCCCTCAGTCTATTATATTTCTCTTGAAGAAAGTACAGACCGTCAAAAAAATCTGGAAAAGCAGTTTGCCGAATATGGAATAACTCCCACCGCAATCATATCCAAAAGATATAGTGAGTCTGATGATGAAATCACCGGAAAGTTTTTGGATCAAATGAATGGGGGAACAATCGGTTGTGCGGTCTCTCACATTAAAGCAATTCGTAAGTGGTATGAAGAAACTGATGAAGAATATGCATTTTTCTGTGAGGATGATTTAAGTCTTGAAACTATTCAATATTGGGACTTTACTTGGGAAGAGTTTATTGAAACAATTCCTGAGGGTTCTTTGTATGTTCAATTACTTTTAATCCGAGATAACTATGAAACATTTGAAATTAGAAAAAAATTATGGGATGACTGGGCAGCAACGGCATATATTCTTACAAGAGAATATGCAAAATTACTAGTTGATAGTTATTCTTTGGGTGAAAAGAAGTTTCATCTTGAAATTCCTGGTGTTAATAATTATGCGGTTCCTTTGGTTGAGAATATTTTATTTGAAACGGTAAATAAAGGTGGAGCTGCCGTTCCTTTATTTGTAGAAGATGTCAAGTTTGCCACTACATTTTCTCCCGAAGAAGATAAGGAAGTTGTTAATAATCAGAAAGGGGGTCATTATGGGGCAAGAGAAACTGTTTTAAATTATTGGAAAAATAAAAATAAACCTTTTGCAATTAATAAAAAAGAAGAACCTAAAGTTTTTATGATGAATGAAATTGAATATCTTCTTGGGGAGTATGCTAATGACCCAGAAAATGCCGAGAACAATCTTAAACTCGGTGCTTGGTATTGGAATCAAAAGCATACTGCACCGGCACTCTCATACTTTTTAAGATGTGCCGAAAGAGCAGAAGATCCACATCTTGCTTATGAAGCTCTTCTATGGGCTCATCTTTGCTATGAAATGCAAGGAACCCGAGATTTGACTGCTCGTACTTTAGTTCAACACGCATTATATGTTTTGCCGAATCGTCCAGAAGCATATTATTTTCTTGCCAGGTTTCATAGTAAGAGAGAGCAGTGGACTGATACTTATCTTGTCGCAACTCAGGGTCTGAATCTGGCGGAAAAGGATTTGCAACCATTTAGAAATGATATTGGATATCCGGGAGATTATGGATTGTTATTTGAAAAAGCAATCTCAGGATGGTGGTGGGGTAAAAACGAGGAGTCTGGTTCAATCTTGAAGGATTTGCACGAGAATTATCGGATGCAAGAAGGATATCGTAATGCAGTTTTGGATAATATTCAGAAATATTTTCCCAATCTTTTAGTGCCATCTAACTTTGATTGGGGTAGTACAGATCCAGAATATGCAGAAATGTTCTCAAGAGAGAATTTTATTGAAAGGACATATGAAAAATGGTGTCCAATAAAAGCAGGAGATGTTGTATTTGATGCTGGTGCAAACTGTGGATCCTTTACTTATTCAATTCTGGATAAAAAACCAAAGCAAGTCTATTGTGTTGAACCTTCTAATACTCTTATTCATTCTCTGAAAAAGAATGTTGGTCACGGTCCTGTAACTTTTATCAACAAGGCTATTTCTGATGCCGAAGAGGATAATAAAGTTATTGCTGAAAGGGGTGTTTATATCTATGAAAATGATGGAAACGAATATCCCACAACAACATTCAAAAAAATTGTTGAAGAAAATAACATTACTAGAATTGATTTCTTGAAGTTTGATTGTGAAGGTGGGGAGTATTCTATTTTCACTAAAGAAAATTATGATTTCATTATTAAGAATGTTGGACACTGTGCGGGCGAATGGCATATTAATGACCATAAGAATGCTATAGAAAAGTTTATTGAATTCAGAGACTTATATCTCACCAAATGCAAATTATTTCATGTTTATGAAAGAAGCGGTAAGGAAGTTACCGAACACATTTTTAATAATAATTATCTCTATGGATTTAAAGAATACTGGAAGGACACTTATCTCGGACAGTTTATTATCTACTTTACCCTTAATAATTCAACCGAAAGTAGTGTAGATGTTGTTGAAGTTAGTGAAAGTGAGAAAATGGATATCGTCCTTCAGGGAAAATACGGCGAATATACTGATGAGATTATTGATGAGTATTTAAGAGTTCCTTTCGTAAATAATGTAATTGTTTCTTGTTGGGATGATGATAGACCAGAACATTATCATTCATCAAAAGTTAAATATGTCAGAAGTGTATATCCATTAACTCCAGGAACTTGCAATAAAAACTTACAGATTACAACATCTTTTGCTGGAATCAAACTCTGTAAAACAAAGTTTTCTGCAAAGATGAGATCTGACCAAAAATATAATTACAATAGTATGGTGAATATGTATGAATTTCTTATGGAAAATCATATTGAAGGTAATATTTTTGTTGCGGGAATGTTCCCATCTTTACTTTTCCATCCAAGAGATCACATTTATTGGGGTACAACGGAAAATCTGCATCAATTGTTTGATATTCCTTTAGAGTACAATAGTATTGCTGATAAAGTTCGTATTGGAAAATATGAACTTGCACAGTATGCAAACTATTTGACACGACCTGAAACTTATATTGGAGCACACTACTGTGCCAGATTTGATGATTGTGTTAAGAAAATGCTGATTGAACCTGAGAAATACCTTTATGATGATGCAATTAATTGGCAAGATGCTAAGGATTTTAGTGATAGAATAACTCCTTTAATGTTCAAGTCTTTTTCAAGAAAATGTATAGATTTTGATTGGACCTGCAAACCAGGATTTACAATTCAATCATATTTGGATGTTTGTTCTTGGCACGAAGATGATTCTAATATAAATTAAACATATTCAACAAAGGAGAAAATAAAATGAACTTTGCCGTATATTCAAAGGACGATTGTCCATATTGCCACAAGATTAAAACTGTTTTGGAGTTGACAAATAATAACTTTGTGGTGTATAATTTGGGAGAGGACTTTACTAAAGAAGAGTTCTATAGTGAGTTTGGAGAAGGTTCCACATTTCCACAGGTTCTCTGTGACGATAAGAGATTGGGTGGTTGTACCGATACCGTCAAGTTTCTCAAGGAACAGCAAATGATATAATGCCAGACATAAATAATGATATAACACCGAATCGTGGTGTAGAACTTATACTTACTGGAGGAAAAAGAAAACAACCTAAACTTTTTCATCTTATATTTGAGAAGATGATTTTCTTTTTCAAACGAGAAGTAACCATCTATCTTGAATTTTCGATAAAGTCAAGGAAAGTCGAGTAGTTTCCTAGGAGAACAAAAATGTTGGCAACTAGTTTAGTTATAGGTTCATTCTTAACCGTACTATTTTTTATAATGGGTCTATTATTAGGTTGGGTCGGTAGAGAATATATGATGACACATCAGGAAGGACCAAAGCAAATTGCCTATCATCCAGAGTTTTATAATAAGGACGGCGATCTTATTGACGAAGAAATTGTTTCGGTAAGATTTGAGCCAGGATACTTTGATGATGGAGATGAAGATCTCGAAGATGATGAAGAATAATCTCTAAATACCATTACAATTGTGATTACATATTAAACAATTATGACTGCGACAAAAGCAAAACCAAAAACAAAAACAACCCCATCGGTAAGTATTGATTTGCCAGCAAATCCTTTTATCTTTGAGGTTCTGAATTTAGTGTCAAAGCAAAGAACCAATATTAAAAAAGTTGAGGTTCTACAAAAATATAATGACCCATCACTCAGGGCAATTTTTATCTGGAACTTTGATGAGAGTGTATTTTCTTGTCTTCCAGAAGGTATTGTTCCCTATTCAAGTGTTGGGGAACAGGGTTCATTTAGTGGAACTTTGAGTGAGAAGATTGATGATGCCGTGGGAAAAATGAGTGAAATTGGTTCTAATTCACTCGGTTCACAAGACCAAGGTTTTTCCTCAATCCGCAAAGAATATACAAAGTTCTATAACTTTATTAAAGGTGGAAATGATAGTCTGACTTCTCTTCGTAGAGAAACGATGTTCATTAATATTCTTCAGGGTCTTCATCCTTTAGAGGCAGAGATTTTATGTTTGGTCAAAGATAAGAAACTTGAGACTAAATATAAAATCACGAAAGAAATTGTTGCCCAAGCCTATCCCGAAATTTCATGGGGAGGTCGTTCGTGAGTCGAGTTCGTAATGTAGAAAGCAATACAATCGAGGATAAGACTACTGTGGAATGGACTCCAGAAGAAAAAAAAGATATTCCTCCTCGTTATGGATGTGAGATTCTAATTGAGAATGGAACTGTTTCTCAGATTAAAGACCCATCCTTTCCTAATGATGCATATATTGTATGGTATACAGTAAACGAAAATTCTTATATGGATTTGTGTCGTGGAACAAGAGTTAAAATCTTTGATATGTACTATGATAAGTTTGGTTCCGGTGCAGTAAAAAAAATTGATTGGGGTTATGGTAGAATATCTCCTAGAATGTGGGGATACAGAGCACCCGAAAAGAAAAAGCGAAAGTGATTTCCTAGAAAGGCGGAAAAAAATCCCCCAAAAAATTCACCCAAAAAGGTTTTCAAGAGAGGATTGACAAGTCCTCTCTTTTTTTGTATAATGAAAAAAGAATATTAATCTAAATGGACCAAGAAAAAATTAAATTAATTATTCGGAATATGGAACTGCTCTTGGATGCACTCAAGGCAGAAGTATATCCAGACACTAAACAATATAAGTATGATGATATTCGTCCAGAAGAAATTGACTATGATGAGGTTTTTTAACTAATGTCTTTAAGAGCAAAGAAACTTGTAAAACTGTTGGAAAGATTGATTAAACAGGACCATCTATATTCTAATGAAGAACTTAAGCAAATGAAATCACAATTGCGAGTTGTGAAAGAAGAACTTGCAGAACTAGAAGCAAAAACATCAAAAGGATTTGGAAAATGAAACCAATTAAAGCAAAAGACCTTTTAGAACTTGACCGTTATATGCAAGTTGTGATGATTCGTCAGACACAACTTCCACAAACTCTTGTTTGGCAGGCAGGTAAGAATGATTATAGTGAAGACCCTATTCACACCAAGTTTCCTCCTGCGGAAAAAGAATGTGGTAAATGGGTAATTGAACAGTTACTTGCAAATGAACGAGGACACTGGGGTCCACTGGAGCATCCTGCCATTTCTCTGGACTGTGTTGGGTTTGTTCATAATGTAATGGTTCAGGCAAGGACTCACCGTGTTGGAGTTTCCTTTGATGTCCAGTCTCAGCGTTATACTGGTCGTCGTGTATTAAAGGTTGCGACTGGGGACCTGAAACCCGAAGAGGTTTTCTATGTGCGTCCAGAAGGTCTCTACCTTGACCGTAAAGGGCACAAGTACGAATGGACGAAGGAAGATTACGAAAGGCAACTAAAGTTCTGTCTGGCGGCATCTGAGAGGTATGCAGAGGGTTATGATACTCGTGGTATGGCAGAGGAACATCTTCGTGATTATCTTCCTCAAAACATTCGCCAGAACTTTGTGGTTTCGTTCTCGCTCCGTGCCGCACTTCACTTTCTGGACCTTCGTGCTAAACTTGATGCTCAAGTAGAGATTCAGGCATTATGTGAATCGATGGTGCCAGTAATGAAAGAATGGGTCCCAGAAATCTTCAGTTATTATGAAGAAAAGCGTCTACACAAAGCACGACTTTCTCCCTAAATATTTTGTAAATTATTATACCTTATGTGCCCAACTTATAGATTTGAGAATACAGAAACAGGTGAAATCTTTGAGAAATGGATGCTTATGGCAGACAAAGACCCATATCTCAAAGAAAATACTCATATGAAACCTCTTATACCAACACAAATGAATGTTGGTGAAGTGGGGGATTGGAGAAATAAACTAACCTCCAAACATCCTTCGTGGAATGATGTACTCGGACAAGCTCAGAAAATGCCCGGTTCAACTGTAAAAAAACTATAAACACTTATGGCAAGAAGAAAAAGAGCAGAGCAACAAAATGATGTTGGTCTTACCACTCGTCAAACAAAGCGTAAAAAACCCTTAAGTGGTGAATATCTAGTAGATATTGACCCACTTACAGATAATCAAAGAAAACTTTTTGATTCTTATGCGGAACAGAAACATTTAGTTGCCTATGGGTGTGCCGGTACGGGTAAAACTTTTATTACTCTTTATAATGCTCTTCGTGAGGTTTTAGATGAAAAAACACCTTACGAAAAAATCTATCTTGTCCGTTCTTTAGTTGCCACAAGAGAGATTGGATTTCTTCCCGGTTCTTATGATGACAAGTCGGATATTTACCAAATTCCTTATAAGAATATGGTTAAGTATATGTTCCAGATGCCTTCTGATGCTGAATTTGAGATGCTTTATGGCAATCTCAAGGCACAGGAAACCATTAAGTTCTGGAGTACTTCATTCCTCAGAGGAACCACGCTTGATAATTCTATTATTATTGTGGATGAATTCCAAAATATGTCATATCACGAACTTGATTCTATTATCACTCGTGTTGGTGAAAACTCTAAAATTATGTTTTGTGGAGATGCGTCTCAGTCAGATTTACAAAAAACTAATGAGAGAAATGGTATTATTGATTTTATGACAGTCTTGCGTAAAATGACATCTTTTGATATAATTGAATTTGGTGTCGATGATATTGTTCGTTCTGGACTTGTCAAAGAATATATTATTGCGAAACTAGAAGCAGGTTTTTAATGTTTAATCATCTTGATAATGTACTTCCTCAACTTGAAAGAGAAACGATTGATGGGGTCCGATACTATTCTATTCCCGATGAGGACCAACTACTCAAGTTGGTCTCCATTACCTCAGTAACCAGTCATTTTAATAAGGAAATCTTTGTCAAATGGCGTAAAAGAGTCGGTAATGAGGAAGCAGACCGAATCACCAAGTCATCAACAAGTCGTGGAACCGACTTACATACTCTGGTAGAGAATTATCTTTATAATAGAGACCTTCCAACAGTTCAACCCATATCGGATTTTCTTTTTAAGATTGCTAAAACTGAACTGAATAAAATTGATAATATTTACTGCCTAGAAGGTGCCTTATACAGTAAGCAACTTGGTGTGGCAGGGACAACTGATTGTATTGCCGAGTTTGATGGAGAACTTTCGGTTATTGACTTCAAGACTTCTAAAAAACCCAAACCCAGAGAATGGATTGAGAATTATTTCGTTCAGGCGATGTTCTATGGAATGGCACTCTATGAGATGACTGGTATTCGGATTAAGAAACTAGTAATCATTATGACCTGCGAGAACGGAGAATGTGTCATTTACGAAGAAAGAGACCTAAACAAGTATATGAAACTCGTGGTCCAATACATCAAAAAGTTTGTGAATGATAAACTCGAATTGATGTCTACTTGACTAATTGATTATTATATCTTATAATACATATTATTACTGCTAAACTATGACAAATATACTAGCGACATTTCTAGAGATTAATATAGAAGATATGGAATCACCCGAATCGAATAAAGAATTAGAGAAGGCAATTGAAGATAAGTTTCTTACACCTTCTAAGTTTGCTATAGAAATCGAAAAAATAGTTGCCGAAGAAAACTGCAATTATATCGATGCAATTTGTCATTATTGTGAAATTAATGGTATTGATATTGAATCAGTTACTAAGTTAGTTTCCAAACCTCTTAAAGAAAGATTGAAGTATGATGCGATTAATTTGAATTTTATGAAGCGAATTTCGAAAGCAAAACTGCCTATCTGATGTCACCCTTTGAAACTTATCAGGCTTATTTGGGAATCAAGAATCACTTTTCTAATCCCAAATATGATTACTTTAAATATAAAAAAACAAGAGCAACACTAACTTCCTTCAATAAACGCAAAGACAAATATTTCTTCGAGAAATCTTCAAGAAAATATAATGATAAAGAAATTGTTAATTTTCTAGTATCAAACTTTGTAGCAGCAGACAATACGAGTAACTTATGGATTGGCGAAATTATCAATTCTGGAGAAAGAACCTACCAAGAATGGATGAAAAGGCAGCAGAGTCTGACTTACTTATTCAAGGAGCAATCGACAGAATTGTTCTCTCAGGCAAAATTAGAGAATGTATTCGACTGCTCGAAAGGTCATCCAATTCTTCTCAAAACATTTCTAAAAAGTGAATTGGCACCCGAAATAATGGTAATCTATGATAAAATATTTTCGTATATTAGTGAGTTTGACAAGAAACTTCTGGACCCAGTATGGGAAACCGTAAGTTTAAAAATTAAGAAATACAAACCCTTTATACATATTGATATATTCCAGTACAAAAAACTTTTACGGGACATTATAAATGAGTAGTTTTTTTGATTCTGATATTATTCAGGATGAACTAAAAGAAATCAATCAACTTCAAGAGTTTATATACAATAGTATTTTAACTTTTGGTATGATGCCTCGTGAAGATAAACTGGAACATATTGATAAAATGACAATACTGCTTGAAAAGCAGCGTATTATGTACACAAGACTTTCTCTTTCCGATGACCCTCAAGCAGTTGAGATGAAAGAAAATCTAAGAAGGTCAGTTGCTCTGATGGGATTTCCACCAGAGACTGATATGAATATACTTTTCAGTAGTATGACAAAAACAATTGAATCACTCAAAAAGTATCTTGACTAATGAGTGATTTTTTGCTATAATATCTAAGTAATCCAACAAATCCAAACTATCCTAAAAAATCTTATGTCGTTCTCGGACTTAAAAAAACAATCTAAACTTGGTTCTCTCACCGAAAAACTGGTGAAAGAAGTCGAAAAAATGAATAATTCTGGTAATTCTTCTGATGACCGTCTGTGGAAATTGGAATGTGATAAAGCAAATAATGGTTATGCCGTCATTCGCTTCCTTCCTGCTCCTGATGGTGAAGACCTACCATTCGTCAAAGTCTATTCTCACGCCTTTCAGGGACCCGGAGGTTGGTTGATAGACTCGTGTCTCACTACTCTCAACCAGAAGTGCCCCGTATGTGAGCACAACGGTCAATTGTGGAACTCTGGTATAGACTCCAATAAGGAAGTTGCCCGTAAGCAGAAGCGTAAACTGACTTATATGAGTAATATCTATGTTGTCAAGGACCCTGCTAATCCTGATAATGAGGGTAAAGTCTTTCTCTTCAAGTATGGTAAGAAAATCTTTGACAAACTCACGGAAGCGATGCAACCTGAGTTTGAAGATGAAACTGCCATCGATCCGTTTGATTTCTGGACTGGTGCTAATTTCAAACTGAAGGCAAAGAGTGTTGCTGGTTATAGGAACTATGATTCCAGCGAATTTGCCGCTCAGGGTGCTTTGTTGAATGATGATGATGCTATGGAAGCAATCTGGAAGAAGCAGTTTTCTCTTTCCGAGTTTGTTTCTCCTGACCAGTTCAAGTCCTATGAAGAAATGAAGAAGCGTCTTGAAGTTGCCTTAGGTGGAAAAACATCCCGTACTGATTCTGAAGTTGAGGATGAGGATGACTATCGTGGTCCTGCTCCTTCTCTGACTGAAGACCTGCGTACCGAACTTAGCAACCTGAAACCGACTCGTTCTGTTGCGGTTGATGATGATGAGGATTCTGATGAAACCTTATCATATTTTGCCCGCCTAGCGGAATAATAGGTAAAGAGGAGAGAAATCTCCTCTTTTTTATGGCATCGTGACTCTTGTGTTTTCGGTGCGAATTAATTTTTTATCAATATATTGAGAAGACCTATCATAATACATAATCCTTCTCATATCATTTAAGTATTGTTGTAGATATTCCGTTCTTAGTAGATAGATGGACCTCTTTTCCTCATTCTTTCTAGTTTCATATTCATAGTTACTAATACCGACAACAGGATTTAAAGTTTGTATGGAAATATTAGGGTCTGGAATAGTAAATGTTGGGTCTACAATTTTACCACTAGGAAGTATGAGTCTTCCATTAGAATCTTTGATTTCTTTAGTTTCATAATGATGTATTGCATTTAAGTCATTTCCATATAATTGTTCCGAGTATCTATAGATATCCCTATTAGAAAGAGGCCATTCATCTCTGATATGTACAATACCTGCCGTTAATATAACAACCCAGTCATAATCTGCCTTTCCATAAACTTCTTCGGCAACAGTATCGGGTCTTGCTCCTTCCGGAATCTGATACTTATTAAACAGAGTAAAAACATTCTTTAAGTCATCACGAAGTTTTACACGACGAAATAGATTCTTTGCTCTTACATAATTCTGTGAAGAATTACTATCCACAAAGGGTGATTGGTACTCTAAATCTGGAAGCTCTCTAAAGTAAGACATATCAGTAACCTACTGCTTGTTGACCAATACTACTATTATAATCTTCATTATAAATCGGATTCAGTTCGGTAAAACTAAGAGACAATTTCATATGAACCGGAGTTTTATCAGCATAAGTAGCATATGAACCTGAACCCGTATAATTCATACCCATACTAGTCAGAGCACAGGGTTTGAATTTGTTTAGGTAAGGATGGTCTTGACTTCCACTCTTATATTTTAGAAGGAAAATATTTGGTGCTGAAATGAATAAACCAGCACCTTCAGTATTGCTACCAGTTTTTGGTGCCATAGATTGCTTAAAGATTCTTATAATTTCTTTAACTACATTAGATTCTTTCTCATCTCTTGGAGCAAAATCAAAATCAAAGGCAAAAGACCTTAAATTGACACCCTGGAATAATAGTTCTAGATTTGGATTTAAAACATTTCCACTGGCTCTTGATAATAATCCTTCTGGAGACGTATTTGCTCCCAATTCATTAACTAGTTTTGATTGAAAATACTTTGTGATTAAATCCTGCCCACCACCTTTGGTTGCAATTTCACGTCCAGTGTTTCCAATTTCTCTAGCAGCATCAACAAGACCTTTTCCAAAGTTACCACTATTAAGAACTTTTCCTGCTTGTTCAGCACCAAAAGCGGCAAGAGGATTCAAACTATCATCACCCCAATTGACTTGATTTGTGTCTCCAATATTTGATGGTATTGGTAATTGTATTGTTTTTTCTGCTTTTTGTTTTGAATTTTTTTCAGTCCCTGTCTGCAACTTAAGATTATTTGTTCCAGTTTCAAGTCCAGGAGGAACATACTTAATCACACCTATTTCTAGGTAATCGTCGTCCTTACCAATACTTTTTTGTGGATATCTAAGAGGTGCCGCAGACGAAGAAAGTTTAGCAGAAGCATCTCCAGCAATTCTTTCCGCATTCGGTGATAAACTTCTTGATATGTTAAATCCGTTTACCATTTATCTTTTTAGTTATTTATCTTGATTTGTCCGAAAGGTATTCTTCTCAAATCACTTACTTCATTTTTATCTACAATATGTAGAGGTCCAATCACTTCTTCAAGAGTATATTGACGTTGTTCTCCCCAGTGAAAGTTAATACCACTAAATCCCCAGGAATAAACATTTGTAACGGCAACAAAAGGATTTGCATCATACCTTACACGAGGGGTCTTTGGTCTATAAACAAAAGTATAAAACTTACCTGCCTGTGGAGACCTTGTGGTTTCTTTCAATACATCAAGTATTTCTAACATCAAATCCTCCGCATCTTCTGTTCCGTATAAGTTTTTAAGTAGGGGTTTGATACGATTCATTTTTTACCAATTCCAAGCTCATTTTCCGTCAAAATTCTGAAGGTCCATCCTCTGTCCTTACAATATTCTCTTGCTGCCTCCCATTTTGATTGATTCTTGGCATACTCATATGCCTCATAGATATATCCTTTGGTCTGCCTTTTTGGTTTGGGTGGTGGCATCGTTTGCTTATAAGGTTTAATCTCAATCAAATATTTTTTAGTGCTTCCATCTGGTTCTTTGACCTTTATATAAGCATCCGGAAAATATCTATGAACCTTGCCATCTACAGAAGAACGATAAGGAATGGCAAGTTCTTCAGAGGCATATTCTAAAATATTTTCATTCGTATCGCAATATTTCAGAAACTTCAATTCCCACAAAGACCTGTATATAATGTTAGTCGGGTCACCAAGATACTTTTCTGGAAATGATGGTTTAAATTTTCCTTTATAAGACATCTAAATACTTATACTAATAAGACTCATAAAAGGTATTTAGAGTGCCTAGTATCCGCAGAATATCAGATTTTAAACCACTCTTTACGAATCTCGCTCAGAGTTCACACTTTCAGGTCATATTTGGTGGTTTGCCCGGTCCACTTTTATCACATCTTGCGATAAGAGGAGTTGACCCGTTATTTGTTGCTAATGATGCTGGATTACTTTGTTTTTCGGCATCACTACCAGGAACTACATTAGCAACCGCAGATATTACCAATAATTATACAGGAGTAAACGAAAGAGTTGCTCATCGCAGAATCTTTACAGAAATTGGTCTGGAGTTTTATGTTGATAGTAATTATACCACTTTAAAATTCATAGAGCACTGGATGGAGTTTATTGCCAGCGGATCTAATGAGAATCCATCTAGAGAAGGATATTACTTTAGAATGAGATATCCAAGAGATTATAAGAGTGATATGACTAAGATTATTAAATTTGACCGAGATTATAATGTAGAAATTGAATATAACTTTTTTGGACTTTTCCCACTCTCTTTAAATTCCATACCAGTAAACTATAATGGTTCTGACACGCTCAAGATGAGTGCCACATTTAATTATGAAAGATATGTTTGTGGCAGAACATTAAGTTTGGACTTCACACGAAATAACAACAATAATAAAATTTCTAATACTGTCGTCAACAGTACCATAAATCAAGTAAATAGACAAAATAGACTTGCAACAGGAAGAGATGAGTTGATTAATAGAAACCTCAATCTTGGAACCGGTAGACTAGATGATCCAAGACCTGTTGGGGTTGCCTAAGTCGTCTAAATAATTTTAACTGAACTTTATAGGATATTATGCCTTTACCAAAGATTGCAACTCCAATTTATGAGTTGGAAATTCCATCATTAAAAAAGAAAATTAGATATAGACCCTTTCTGGTTAAAGAAGAAAAAATTCTGATTATTGCTTTGGAAAGTGAAGATTCCAAGCAAATTGCAAATGCGGTTAAGAACGTTATTTCAAATTGCATCTTAACTAAAGGTGTTAAAGTAGAAGACTTATCCACATTTGATATTGAATATTTGTTCCTCAATATCAGAGGTAAGTCAGTTGGGGAAACTGTAGATGTTTTAATTACTTGCCCTGATGATGAAACAACTCAGGTTCCGATGAGTATTAATTTGGATGAGATTACTGTTGAAGTTGACCCAAAACATTCTCGTGATATTAGATTAGATGATACTCTGACTTTGAGAATGAGATATCCATCTATGACTGAATTTATCAAGAATAATTTTGATTCTGGCGATGGTGTAAGTGTTGATGATACTTTTGATTTAATTATATCCTGTATTGAACAGATTTATTCGGAAGAAGAATCTTGGACTGCAAGTGATTCTACTAAAAAAGAACTACTAGAATTTGTAGAGCAATTAAGTTCCAAACAATTCAAAGAAGTTGAAAAGTTCTTTGAGACTATGCCTAAACTTTCTCATACAATCAAGATTAAAAATCCAAAAACTGGTGTAGAAAGTGAAGTTGTATTGGAGGGTCTGTCGGCTTTTTTCGTGTAGGTATGGCGCATACTGATCTTGCGTCATACTACAAGACAAACTTTGCTCTGATGCAGCATCATAAATACTCTTTGACTGAACTTGAAGATATGTTGCCTTGGGAGAGGGAAATTTATATAACTCTCTTACAAAATTATATTGAAGAAGAAAACCTAAAGAATCAAGCAAATGGCTGATTTAGCACAAGTAGCTCAAAGTGGGGTAGATCCTATATCAGGGTCCTATTTGTCTGCGGAAAGAAGAAAGGCACTATTCAAGAGAAGTCAAGTATCATCAAATATTTTTGGTGGTGGAGGAGCACTTGTTCCTATTAGTAAGAAATCGGACCCAGAGACCTTATCAATTGTAAAGTCGCAATCCACATCAATAACTTCTTTACAAGGTCAGGTCAATACTTTAAGTTCCGAAGTTGCTAATTTAAATAAAGTAATATTCATTCAGACACAGACGATAAACGGAGTACAAGAACTAGTTGGAAGTTTGAGAGGTGAAGTTACTGGCTTTAATGCTTCTTTAAATAATGTTACAAAGGCAATTACTAATGATAGTGTTTTAGAACAAAATCGTATAAAGCAAGAAAACGAGGAGCAAAGAAGAGCAACAGAATTAGGACTAAGAGTAGGTAGAGAAAGTCTTTTAGAAAAAGCAATACAAAGTGCATTAATTGCTCCGGTTCAGGCAATCGCACAGAAAACACAATCCATTCTAAGTAGATTATCACAGTTCTTTGGAACATTATTACTTGGATGGTTGACGAATCAAGGAATTGAAACTCTTAGAGCAATTTCCGAAGATAATGGTAAAAAATTAATAGAAATCAGAGATAATGTTCTAAAGGCTCTTGGAATTGGTGCCGCAACATTATTCTTATTGAACGGTGGATTTTTTGCAATTGCCGGAACTATTGCAAGATTATCTCTTAAAATTGGTGGATGGTTACTTAAGAATACTGTAGGTAGATTTTTTGGAGCACTTGGAGGTCTTCTAAAGGGTGCCGGAAATGCAATAGTTTCAACTGCAAAGGCTGGAATAGCAGCAATAACAGGAACAGGAGCAAAAGCAGCGGCACCAGCAGCAGCAGGAGCAGCAGCGGCTGCCCCCGCTACCAGAGCAGGAGTTGCTGCTGCTGCATCTTCTGCAGATGATGCATCTAAAGTTGCCGCTAAAGCAGCTGCAAAAACTGGAGGAAGATTCGTTCCTGGAGTAGGATCGGTTATTTCTGGAGCTGCTGCTTTATATGATTTTTCTAAAGGAGATATTCTTGGAGGTGCTTTAAATACTATTGGAATTATTCCTGGACCTGTTGGTTGGGTAGGAACTCTTGGAAGATTGGGTCTTGAAGGAACAAGAATAGCAGGTGGAACTGATAATAAACCACAAACACCAGCATCAACTTCTTCTGCATCGGCAAAAACATCAGCGGCAAAACCACAAAGTCAAGTCATACCACCATCCACAAAACCACCATCAACTACTGTGGCCGCCACTGTAAGTGATAAACCATTTGAGCAGCAAATGGGTGATTTAAAGGCACAGGCAAATTCAATTGATTTCACTCAGGCACCACAATACGGAGAAGTTAATATAACACCAGAAGAAGGTAATCAGGTTTCATCTCAATCAAGTCAAGTAAATATAAGACCACTACCGGCACAAACTAATGGAGTTCCTGCTCAAGTTAATGTTGGTCCTGCACCTGCTCCAGCACCAAATGTAATTTACAGAAGAGTTGGGTCTTCTGCACAACAAAGGTCGGGTGCCGCTCCTACTGGCGGACCCGTAAATCAAGTTCCATCAATATCAGCATCAAATCCAGATAATTTCTATGTGCTTTATTCACAAGTAAATTATAATGTGGTGACATAAGATGGCAGTAGCAGTAAAACCATCTAATAGTCTTCTTAATATTCGTTCTGGCATTAAGTCAATAAAGAATTCATTTTCTGGTCTTAGAAAGAATGCCGGAAATCTTAATGATGTTATGTTGAAAAAAACAAAAGTAAAAAGAGAATCAATAGCAAGAAATTATATACTTTCTCAAAGAAGACAAGAACAAGAAAGAAGAAAAAATAAAGAAGACCTTTTAGAGGCATCAAGTATTGGTGGAGTGTTTAAGAGGCAGGCAAAGGCAGTTGCTTCAAGTACTAAAGGATTCTTGGGAAGAATTATGGACTTCTTAGGAACTCTGTTAGTTGGTTGGTTACTTACCAATTTGCCATCAATTATTACGATGGCACAGGAATTGATTGCCAGAATACAAAGACTTTATACTATTGTAACTGGATTTTTTAATAATACCGTGAATTTGTTTAAAGGATTTGGAAAACTTCTAAGTGCCGTTGGTAAAAATATTTTAACTTTTGATTTTACTGATAGTAAGGGAAGAGTTGATGGCGCCTTAAAGGACTTGGGTGGTACTTTTGATGATATGCAAAGTCAGTTTGATGAAGGATTTAAGTTACTCACAACATCTCTTGGGG